GACCACATTTACCGATAGAATATTTCAAGTTTTAGGTTGGGGTATCTCAACCATAAGCTGTTTAGGTTGGGTCCTGATTGCTTTGCAAGACCGAGACACACCTCGAATGCTTATGGAACTCATGTACGCTGGCATGGGTGCCTGGGGTTTTATTAATTGGTTGACAAATTAATATAATATCCTATATACACTTTATAAGGAGATTAAATGAAAGATATAAACAAACTTAAAAAATGGGCACTATCAGATGATGGGCCTTTGAAGTTTAAACATTATTTTGTTGCAGCAGCTATTATGGTTTTATTTTTAACTTTAATGGGTTGCACAAATAAACCCAAAGCAGAGGTACAAACTTATAAACCTTTGGTTGGAAAAAAATGTACAAAAGATAGTCAGATCTTTTCTTATTTCTGGCTACATACCGTTTACGGTCCAGCTATTGTAAGAAAGGAGTGGTGTGAATAATGACAGATTTCACCCGATATAAAAATGTAACCGTCGATAAAGCGACGTACGAAACAATAACCAAACTGCAAACTAAAATGGCTCCAGATGTTAAACTCTCTCGTAGTCAAGTCGTTACAACTTTGGTTAATGAAAAAGCGAGAAAACTAAATGGCAAATTACAATCCAAATAATAAAGTTACACCATTAGGACTGGTCTCTTCACCAGAGTTAAGTTTATGGAGAGCGGTGCTAGCGACAGCTGCATCGGATGCCGTGAACGATAGCTATTTTGATTACAAGGGTTATCCTCGTGGTGCAAAACGAAGCGCTGATCGTGATTATTTTTTAAATCCGAGCAGAAGCTTTTATCAAGTGTGTTATTGGGCAGCACTCGAACCTGAGTACGTCCTAAGAAAAATGAAAAAAGCGTTATGTCGAAAAACCCCATCGTAATGGTGTGCCCAGATTGTCATGGTAATGGTTATGTTGGACCTAGCGCTAAACCAGAAGAACAGAAAGATTGTAAGTTATGCAAAAACCAAGGAGAGGTAGAAATAAACGAAGAGAATTTAAAACATCTCAGAGAAAGTGGTCTGTAGATGGCTACTATATGGACGGGGTCCATTTGTGGAAACTATTAAAAGATGAAAGGGGTCACGCATGCCGGACAAAAAGGGTGATACTGAAATAACTATTCCGACTTATCGAGGAATGGAACTTTCTCATAATAAAGACCAGACCACGATTACAATTTTCTCATTAAATGGTACAATAAAAATCAAGTGTCGTCACTTTCATTGGGTCGACCCTGATGAAAAAAATTAAAGGATGTTTAGCGGAGAATATTGTTGTATGTCATTTTCAATTGAAAGGATATTATGTTTTTAAAGCGAGTCAAACTCATGGTCCCATTGATCTTATTACCGTCGATCCTCGAACTTTTCGGGCTAAGTTTTACGATGTTAAAACAAGGCGTTACCGTAGAGACGGTAGCCCAATCAATAGTGTCCCGAGAACTAAAAAAGGAGATATCCGAATCATCTACGTTGAAGGAGACCAAGTAATTGAACCGAAACCCCGTCGCAAAAGATCTAAGAACACCGAAGTATCGAAAACGAGTAGTGACGAATAAAAAGAAGAAAAATGAAAAAACTAGATTTAAACTATTTGAATTATTGGAGCGTTTTAGATGAATTGGAATGATAAATCTAAAAATCGATATGTTACGACCTGGAATGCAAGTCATAAGGGTTATGGGTCTTATGGCTATCATTACCCAAAAGTCGATAAATTATTACCGAATCAATTTAAAGAAACTAAGAAAACAAAAACAAAAATAAGGAAACTTTATTGGTAATGAAATGGAATAAACAATTTGAATACCCAACCTCAACGAGGTCCCTGATCCATGGTCAGAGGCATTATGATGTTGGAACCGAGGATAAACTCCCTTCAGTGACGACGATATTATCGGCGACTCAATCGGAGGAGAAGCGTCAATCATTAGCCAATTGGCAGGCTAGGGTTGGCAAGGACCAGGCAACACGGATCAAGGACCAAGCAGCTGCCAGGGGTACTGCAATGCACAATATTATTGAAAAGTGGTTATTAGGTGAGAACCACGTTGATCTCACCGAATTGGGGCGAAATGCTACCACAATGGCCGAACAAATCATAGAAAAAGGTTTAAAAAATAGACTTGACGAAATCTGGGGATCAGAGGTAACTTTGTATTATCCGGGTTTATATGCAGGTGCTACGGACGTTGTTGGAGTATACGAGGGCATACAATCTATCGTGGATTTTAAACAGACAAATAAACCTAAAAGAAAAGAGTGGATTAATGACTATTTTCTCCAAATGTCTGCATATGCTATGGCCCATAACTACGTTTATAGAACCAACATCAAGCAAGGTTGTGTCTTGATGTGTTCAAAAGATAATTATTTTCAAGAATTCATCATTGGTGAAGATGAAATGAAAGCTAACATGTGTGAATGGTTAAGGAGGGTTGATGCCTACTACAAGAACAAATCGTAATTGGACTCAGGATATTCGTAGATTGGATAATATTGCAAATGCGTACCACAATGCAAAATGTGACCAAACTAAGGCAATGTGGAAGAAAAAATGGTATGATTTGTGTAAAATCATAGGAAATAACATAAAAAATGACACAAAACACTAGTTTTGTACCAATAGGTTTTTTCTCTAGGGAATATTTTTTTAAAAAATTTTTTCCAAACCCTGTTACAATGCCTACAATGCCTACAATGCTCTATTATTGTTATTTTAAGCCATTTTTAGTGTCAAATTTTGTAACAAACTCATGTTACAGCATGTTACAATCAATAAAAAAACCCCGACGCGTACACGGGAAACTTTTTTTGGAAAAAAGGTCCCTAGGAAAAAATCCTATGGGGTGTTAATTAATTGCCATGCCTAAAAAGAAAATTAAATACCTATCTCGAGTTATTAATAAAAAAAGGTACTACCACTATTCTATAGAGTGGTTGGATATTTATGGAGACAGTGGCCACGCTGATGCAAAAGAAATGGCTAGTATGAAACCTGCATCACAAGTTACGACAGGCTATGTGTTTTTAAAGGATAAAAAAAGATTGATTACATTTGCCAGCTATGACAAAGACCAGGAGTCATTTTCGGATCGAAATGTATTTCCAATTGGGTGTATTGTTAAAATGAAAAAAACCACAATCTAGGAGGCAAACATGAGAAAAGAATGTGCAATATGTAAAAAAGAATTCGAAGCAGCAAATGAGTTTCAATCTATTTGCAGTGACGAATGTAAAGAAGAAGCATTATCAAGACTCGATAGAGGAACTGATGAGTGCTTATCATGTCAATAAGGGAGACACTATGGCAACAATCAAACAAGCGGTCGAGGACGCACTTCTCGAATTACTTGACGAAGGTAAGATAGTTATCAAAGGACCAGATGGTGAAGAGATGGAAGATCTTACTGTTGAAATGAAAGTAGTGGAAGACGATAATCTTTATGACTCTGAGGATTCATCATCTGATGATGAGGACTCTGAGGATGAAGACGATAAATAATTTTTACTTGGAGGAGAGTCCTTTTCTGGGCTCTCTTCCTTTACTTCAGTCACATCATTTAAATCAATTGTAAATATATGTCCGTATCTTTTAAGTGATTTTTTTACTTTTTCATCTAACTCTTCATCTGTAAGTTGGTCAGCATTTTTATGAACATGAAGTTGATTATAAAATCCAGCAGCTTTACCTCTAGCCACTTCTGCATTGATTGCAGCACTCCAAGCTTGGTTGTCAGATGATTTATTTCTAAGCTCTCCCAGTTCGACTAAATGTTTTTCTAAACTAATAGAATGTTTTTGCAAAGCCTCTGATTTAACTTGACCAATGTATTGTGCAACCAAAGGATATTTTTCTGGATTCTGTAACTCAGATGCAGTTATTCTCGCACGGTCTTCATCGTACCCTGCCTCAATTGCACACTCTGTTGCTGTTTTTCTGCCAATGTTATTGACAAGAAGATTGGCAAACTTAATTTGCATATTTGTTAATCTTTTTGGTAGACCCATGTTAATTTAATTTTTCTATTCTTAGTATTTTGTTGTCTTTGTTAAGTTCGGCTCTAACTTTTGAACACATATACATTACACTGTTACCAATGTTCCTGGATATTACTCTCTTTTTTTGTAAACACTCAGCAACCCCTGAGGTATAGGTCATCTCCTTAAGTTCTTGTGGATTTCCTACAAACATCAACAATGCCATAATCTCTATCATTTACCGTTCTTCCTCACTAATTTTTCAACATCTTCTTGTAGTTTTTCTATCTTCTTTGCTGCTTCAGTCAGTAATACTTTAGTGTGAATATTTTCATCTAATTGTTTTTGATGTTTCGCTAACATCTTTGCATTCATCTCAATTAACATTAACATTTCTAAGTTCTTTGGTTTTTGTTCTGCACGCTTTAACAGGTCCGCCTCCATTAGTTGTTTAGAC